CGTTGTTAGAATAATAGGTTATGTTATTAGCCCAACAGACAATACAATGTACTTTAACCCCGATTTCTCTTATATAACAAGAACATAATGTCCATAGCTACAATAAATGGTGTAACAGCAGGTAATATATCTCTTTTAAATGGGATATCCTATACATTAGTAAGCACATATAATGGTGTTGTATCTTCATCTACACCAGCACCACCACCAGCTACAGCATCTTTTGTTACAGGTGGTTTAGTAGCTTATTGGGACCCAACAAATAGTGGTAGTAGAACTACTAAAGTTATAGGTGGTATAACTTATAGTTGTTCTTTAGATTTAACTAACCTATATACAGCAAGTAATCCAATTGTTACTCGTAGTTTCTTCTTATTTAGTGGTGCTACCTTTACAACATTTAATAGTGGTGGTGTAAACCAAACTGTTTATTATGTTGATGGTGCTGGGGGTGACCATTTAATGTCCCGAAATGATGTAACAGGTCCTCTTACAGCTTCTAACAGTGACCCAATGAAAATTAGTACTATGCTTAATTTTACTAATGAATTCTGGTTTAGAAGTAGTGGTAGTTATATAACTGATGGTGCTTTATATAGTGCTGTTTATAACCAAGGTTCAAGAACAAGAACATCAGATACTACAGGAACTCATTGGGCTTATGCACCTAATGTTATAGCTGGGGGTAATTTAGGTGGAACTTTTGCTACAAATACCTGGCATCATTATGTTGTAACAATGGCCAACTTAGATGCTACTAATGATAGATTAAGAATCTATAAAGATGGTGTTCAAGTAGGTGTAGATACAACTGGTAACTATGCACCTACAGATACCTCAGCTTTATATATAATGGGTAGCTGGAATGGTGCTACTGAGTTACAAAGAATGTTTGTTGGTGAAGTTAGAAGATATGATAGAGAACTAACAGCAGCTGAAGTATTAACTAATTATAGTGCAAGTAAAGCGAAATATGGAAAATAGATATTATAGAATAATAGCCTCTCCTTATTTATTAAATATAGATTATAATGATTTATATCAAGCGGGTATAGAAGATACTCGATTCTCCATTAGTGGGGAATGGGCTATAATAACTTACAGAAATCTCCCAGAAAACCCTGATTTTCCTTATTATACTAATGAGGAAATAATACAATTTATCTATAATAATTGGGATGAATGGAATGAAAATCCCTTAGGTAGTAATCCAGAACCAATTTAAAACTTAAAAAAATGAAAGAACAAACTTACGGTGTTATTAGACACATATTAACCTTTGCTGGTGGTTTATTAGTAGCAAAAGGAATGATATCAGAGGAACTAATGTTAGAATCAGTAGGTATATTAACCTCTGTAATTGGTGTCCTTTGGTCTATATTTATCAAACGAAATAGAATATAAATCTCTGTTTAATTGCCATGTTGTAAGGGAGGTTACTCGAAAGGGTAACCTTCTTTATTCTGTGTATATTTATAACAAATGGCAATACATAAACAAATAGAATTAGTTTATCCTGAGTTAATACTCATGATAACAACAATAACAAAAGATAAGGTTATTGCTACTGATTTAGTGCATGATAGTATAGCTGATTTCTTATCAATGCCCAGTATAAAACAGAACAAAATAAAAAAAGATGATAGAATAAAAGAATATATCTATCAAATAGCTAAAACGCAATATTTCAGTAGCACATCTAATTTCCATCTAACATACAGAGAAAATCAAGTACTAAAAGTAAAAGATAACTCAGATTTAGAACAGTTAGAGGTAGAGGATACAGATAATCAAAGCACAAACGAATTAAGGTTAATAATGAGTACAATAAATAAACATTGTACTAAATTTGAAAAACAACTAATAGTAGATAGGTTTGTTGAAAATATGACCTATAAGCAAATGGGTGATAAGCATGATATGCCCACCTACTTAATAACAAACAAAATTAAAACTCTAATAAACAAAATAAAACAAAATGTATTATAATATCTTAGATATGATAGCCTTTGCATCATTAGGATTTATGTTTGCAAAGTGGTTTGTACCAATACAAATAATCAAAGATACATTCTTTGAACATTGGAAGAAAGCATTCAATAAAGAATTTCCATTTAAATATGTTTTTTATTGTAGTAAATGCACTACCTTCTGGGGAACACTCATTTATACGCATGATATAAAGGTAGCTGCTATTTCCGCAGTATTAGCGTATGCAATTCACTTTAGTATTAACAAAATGGAATGGTACTGGAGTGAAAAAGGCTGAAATATATAATTTGGATAAGTTAAATAGAAAAGTTATATTTGAAGGATTAGAACATGGTTATAACACTTATCCCACAGATTTTGATATGGTATTTAATTTAAGAAACGAAATAAACATTATAGTTGATGCTAAGGAAGCAGGTAAAGAACCTGTTATGGGTCAAACAATCACTTATGTAAACATTAACAAAGCATTAGAAGCAGCTGGTGTACCATCTTATGTTATATGGGTAGAACACTCACCATCAGATGAAAACATAAAATTAGCTGATTGTAAAGTAGTTTTGATATGGAATAAAGGTAAATTTATAAAGCGAAACCAAATATGTGAATTATTTGAATGTGATATCACCTATAAAGAACTGCAACATTATCTACTAAAAAAACACAATGTAGAACCATATAACCCAGCAAAACATAAATTTAATAAATCAGAATACTCATGGAAATAGAAACACCTTGGACCCCATCAGAAATTAAATTCTTATATGAATTTAAAAACAGCCCAAATTATAATGGCTGGACCAATTACAATCAACCACAATGGTTAGAAGCAGAACGCTTACTCACATACAGTGAAACATTAAGAAAAATGAAATGTAACTGTGAAGTAAACCAAGTTATGAGTAGTGTAAAAGCAATGATGGAAGCTGCTTACCCTAAAATAGAGGAAATATATTTATTAGAAAATAAATTATTATGAAAGGTAAAGCACGTGGTAATAAAAACAGAATCGAAGCAATATCATCTGTAATGTATGTAGATGAGGATATGGAGAAAATCTGGAAATACATCGAAGAATCCTGTAATATAACACAGGTACTCCCATTCTATAATAGTGATGGTGAGGAATTATTATCTATGAGTATCAAACCAGATGAAATGGTATATTATTGTAACCCACCATTCAGCAATTATGCAATAACCAGTTTAGGTAGGTTATGGTCTTTTAAATTTAAAAAATTTATTAAAGCATTCTACAGACCAAACAGCAACATATACTATATGAATAGCCCAACAACTAAAAACATTAAAATAGAAAAACTATTTAAGGAAGCAGGTTGGGAATACAATCATAAAGAAATAACAATTAACCTATATTCTTTTGAATTATTAATAGATGATTATAATGGCTAGAACTAAAGCACCAACAGGTAGAGATTTAGAAGTAGAAAAATACCTAACATTAGAAGAATGTTGCGAAGCAATAATGTCCAATCACTTTGGATGGGGGCAATTTAAACAATGGTACATAGAGAAAACTGGGCTTTCTCACGCAGCTGCAAATGAACAATGGAATAGATGTTGGGAGGTATTAAGAGAAAAATTCAAAGCAAACATTTATGATACTGTTGAACGAACCTTAAACGAATTAGAGGGCCAAAAGATGGAAACTAATGATGCAAGATTAAGATTCGAAATAACTAAATACCAGAATAAAATAAAGGGAGGAGAAATTGATAGACAGGAAATAAAACATTCAGGTGAAATAAAATTTGATTTCGGTTCCCCAATACCAACAACAACTAAATATAATTTATGAAAGTAGAAGGATTCAATCCCCATTATGGACAAGCTAAAGTAATAGATGGTTTTGTAAAAACAAATCATAAATGGGGAATTGTTTCTACTGGTAGACAATATGGTAAATCATTGTTAGCAATGAATGCTATGTTGTATTGGTTATTAAATAATAATAAAAGTAAGGGATGCTGGATATCCCCGATATATAAGCAATGTAAGAAGGTATTCGATGAGTTGGCTGAAATAACAGGACCAGTTATTAAATCATCAAATAAAGCGGATTTAATAATAGAATTTGTTAATGGTTCCTCACTACAATTCCTATCTGCTGATTCACCTGATTCTATTAGAGGTTTTAGTTTTAATTATATGGTTGTTGATGAAGCTGCTTTCATTCAACAATCTGCTTTTGAACAAGCTATCTTACCTACCTTAACTGCTATTGGTAAAAAATGTTTACTAATATCAACACCTAAAGGTAAAAATTGGTTTTATAATTGGTTTTTAAAAGGAACAAACGGTGATACTGATTTTGTTTCATTTAAAGGTATTAGTGAAGATAATCCCTTTGCTGATGCTAGTTTCATTGTTGAGTGTAAAAAAAGTATGCCCGCATCAGTATTTGCACAGGAATTTTTAGCTGAATTTACTGATGATGGTAATGATGTATTTACTAACCTTGATAATGTATGTATAATAAATGAATACCAATTGGCACGACCCTCAATTTCTTATTATGCAGGGATTGATACAGGGTTTAATTCCGATTATTCGGTCCTCGTTATACTCGATGAAAGTGGAAGAACAGCTAATGTTAGTAGAATCAATGGACTACCTCTTGAATCAATTGTTAGCAGATTTGAACAAACACTACAACCCTATAGGTGCAGAAATATTTATATTGAAACAAATGGGATTGGTGAAGCTATGTTCCAACTAATGAAAAATAAAGTAGCTAATGTTAAACCATTTGTTATGACCAATGAATCTAAACAACAAGGTATCCAGCAACTAATATTAGGTATACAAGAACAAACATTTGAATTTCCATCCAAACAATTAATGCCTGAGTTTTATGATGAATTTGCAGCTTTTACTTACAAACAACTTGGTACTGGCAGGTTGCAATTTGGTGCACCTAACGGAACCCACGATGATATTGTTATTGCAACTATGCTAGCAAATGAAGCTAGAAGAAAACTACATATGAAAAAACCTATTTACATTGGTAAATATGCGTAGAATCCGTTTAAATATCAACTATCATTATTAAATCAATACAATATACAATTAAACATAAAATACATGAATTATCCAAAATACCTCACTGTTGACCATTATCTCAAATTAAAAGATTTTGAAAAAATAACTAATGCATCTGATTTAGTTAAGGTGATAAATGTTATCACTGGATTAGAAGAAGATGAAATTAAAAAATTAAGCAAGGATGATATTGATACTCTAACTGATTTTGTGAAGAATCTGTTAGATAACAGTGTACCTAAGTTCTGGCCAGTATTCGAACATAAAGGAATAACCTATGGTTTTAACCCAATATCTAAAATGATATTAGGTGAATGGATTGATATGGATGCCCTATCTAAGGATTGGCAGAATAACCTTCATCTATTAACAGCAACTGTTTATAGACCAATAACAAAACATAATTATAAGAGTTGGATTTGGAGAACTCATTATAATATAAAGGTATTAACTAAGGATAATACAACATCACCATTTGATGTTTATGAGGTTGAACCATATAATGCTGATACAGTAGCTGAGAGGGCTGAATTATTTAAAGAACTACCATTAGAAATAGCAAAGGGTATGTTGAGTTTTTTTTTAGTATTCGCGGTCAAACACTCCGAAACTATTCAAACATCTTTGCTACAGACAGAAGAGGAGAAGAACATAGTGATAGAAGGGAACAAGAGTCTAATACAACAACTCTATCAGACCACTACGGTTGGTTCTTAACATTATACAATCTTAGTGAGACCAATATCCTATCTATAACAGGTGATAAAGCAATAACAGATTTAAATTTTATTTTTGTATTGAATTATCTATCACTCAAACAAGAATTGTTTAAAGAAGAAGAAAAGAGATTAGCCCAAAATAAAAGAACCAGAATATTATGATATCCTTTACAACCATAGTTAATAATTTAAAATCAGCAGCTTCAACATTAACATCTGTTAATACTGTTGATTTTGGTTCTATTGATATGCTTGATGCTAACTGGCAGAATGCTGTTTACCCATATGTTTTCTTTAGACCATTAACATCACCTGGTATAACAATTAGTGATGCTAGTATGGCCCAACCTAGAAGATTAAATTTTGAAATGTACATTATGGATGTACCATTACAAACAGATACTGATTTAGTTGATGTTATGAGTAACACAGAACAAATTGGTTATGATATATTATCTGATTTTTATGATGGTACTTATGAGAATTTAATTAAGGTTACAACAAACAACATAGCCCCATTATTTGAAGCATTCCAGGATAGAGTAGCTGGTTGGGTATTTAGTGTAACAGTAGAAACAACACCTCAAGGATTTACCTCTTGTAACAGAACAGAATCATGATTAAAAGACCTAATTTAGAAAGAACACCTAATTATGATTTAACTTTTGATTTGATGGGTAGGCAACTAGCCCAAAAATTAAGAGAAGCAGTTAATAGTAAAGGTATATCAGCAACAGGAAATTTAGCTAATTCATTTATATATGATGAAAATGAAGGTGTTGTTAAATTCCTTAAGTATGGTGAAATAGTTGATGGGGGTAGAAGGTCAGGTGGTTTTCCTCCTATTAGACCTATTGTTGAATGGATTAATGCTAAGGGTATTAGTGCAGGTAATAAAACAGATGAACAGGTTGCTTTTGCAATAGCTAAAACAATTGAGAAAAGAGGATACAGACCACAACCATTTATACAACCAACAATATCTGAATTAGAACAAAGATTTGCTGAATATTTTGCTGAAGCAATAGCTGATGATATTGAGTTGAATGCACAAGTATATTTTGATAATAATGTAAATAATAAAAAATTTACAATAAACTTAGGTAAAAAGAAATAAGATGGCCATATCAGTAGATAACTACCCATTACAAATATTAAACGCTGCAAACAGTGATGTATTTTATGTTGTTACTTCAAACAGTAGCAGCAAAGATAATTTCTCATATGTTTGTGATATAATAAATGATGCTGGTACTAGAATTGTTAGATTAAAACAAAGACCTAATCCTGCTGGTATTGGTGTTTTTAATATTGGTGAAATAACTAAAACATTAGTATCTGGAGATTATGAGTTACCTGAGGTAGGTGATGGTTCTGTTTTCCAACCATCTGATTTAAGTTTAGCTTGGTATAAAGTAGCGTTCGGTGAGGAATATAGTAACTCACCTACCGGTTCATTATTTTTATATAATGGTGTAACTAGTACAGCTATTAGTGGTTCTACTAATGTTGCTAAATTAGAC